TCAATCAAGAAAGCGTGAGTAGCCAAATTGTGGCGATTCAGTACAACTTTTACTTCATTGAACGGAGTGACGAGTACGTCTATCGTGTTGGTGATAGTGCGGTCAATGTCACGTTGACGCCCAGTAGCTGTAGCAAATCCTGCAATGATAGATGCATCGGCAGGCTTGACCATTAGTACTGAAGGCTCAGAACCGTTGTTGTAGCAAGTCTCGCTTAGTGCCAAGAGCTTTGCTTCGGTTAGAGGGTCGGTAGAGTTACTTCCTGCATCTAAAGTAGTGCTGATCTGTGCAGATACAGAAGCCATCTTTCGAGCAGCAGAGGCAGAACCTACTACAGCCGCTTGGCTTACTCCGATCATGCACTTTTCTACGTCATTCTTAAGAGCCTTAAGGGTCTTAGAAAGTTGTAACGCAGTTTCCTTACTTCTCCCATGGGTTTTCACTGCATCAGCCGTGGCAGATACTTGGAACGCTTCACCGATGATCTGAGTGGTGTTAGAACGTGCTACTACTGGTGAGATGGTAATTGCAGACGCATCTGCCCCTTCAACCAGTGCAGTTTGTGCGCTTGCTCTCAAAGCGTCCTCTAACCATTCGAATGTACGTGCGTGGACTTTCTCGCTTTTGACGAGACTTTGGAAAGGTGTAGCTGTAGGTGAAATCATGCTCAGAACGTCAGAAACGTCTTCAGCGACACCCACTTGTTGGTACGTTTGGTAAATTGCCATGTGTAAAAATTCCTATAAAGGGTTAAAAAAGATTAAGTTTAGTTGTCCCAATTAGACACAAAATAGTCTGCAATAGAGTCGAGATCATTACCCTTCGGAGGATTAGAATTCAATCTATCTCTAGCCGCTTTCTGCTTGCTGACTTTAATATCAGTTTTAGAAGGTGGGCTTTTCTTAGATCGAAGTATCTTCGTAGGTGCTTTAGATTTCTTAGTTTTTGCAACTTGCTTTGTCTTATCAAACAGCATTGCTTTGTGAAGCAATTTGATCACCGTTGGGTCGGTGTACTGATTAACATCGTCTTCAGCGAGTCCACTTTCAATCGCGTGTTTCCTAATGTCGTGGTACAAATCATTTGACCAGTTAGGAATATCTCTTGTCAGGACTTCAACACACTGCTTGGCTTCATTCTGCTGCTGCATTGTTTTTTTCTGTTGGAGGTCACCGTAAAAAGAGTCGGCTTCTGTAGTGAGAAACTTAAGATCATCTTCTGCTGCTTTCGCTTCAGCGCGTAGAGCCGCAAAGTCATCGGGATTCATTTGCCGTGAGGCAACTAACATATCGACTTCTTCGTAAGGCTGATAACGCTCTTGGGCGCGAGTCAACATTGCTTGTAATGACGCATCGGCACGTTGCAAACTTTCGTCTGCCATTTTTCGTTGGGATGCTGTTTCTTGAGACTTTCGGGTTAAAGACGCTTCCTGTCCGTACAGTCGCTTGAGGTCTTTCAAAGATGCCTGCTTAGTTACGCCATCAACTACCATTTCAACTAGGGTGTCATCAGATAGATCAATTTCTTCTACCTCACCATCGTCTTCTTCAGTAGCTTCCTCGCTTTCTTCAGGGTCTTCTTCGGACTCATCTTCCTGCTCAGTTTCATCGTCTTCAGTTTCCTCAGATTCTTCTACATCTGTCTCATCAGTAGTGTCCTCTGTTGCCTCAAGCTCACCTTCATTAGATGGCTGATCTTCATCAGCGTCTTCCCAGTTTGCAAGAATGGCATCCGCAGCATCATCAATAGACATTGCTACAGGGTTTGAAGTGGTGTTTTGTTGCACGTTATCGTTAGACATAGTGCTTACTCCTCTTCAGTGGTTTCTTCAGTTTTTGAATCAATATTGTCACGGACTTCTACCTGTTGCTTCAAAGTGGCAACAATATCGCTTAACGCCCGATAGTGATCGTAGGCTTTATTCCGTACTGCTCTCTCATCCGGTGATGAGCCTAAAAAGGCTTGTATAGTGGAATCCACTAGACCGCTTATAGTGGTTGTGAAAGCCTCTGTATTTAAAAGGGTTTCGGCTTGGTTTCCTAGATTAACTAATTGCTCGTCGTTCATAACTGCTCTCCTTCAAGGGCATGGGGGTTTTGAATGGGTTATCCATTCGGGCTTGCGATAGCCGTGATTTCATCTGCTTGTTGCGCCAGAATCATCTCAGCGGTATCTATCACTTTCTTATGGTTAAGTTGAGATTCTTTCAGATCAACATTGTCGCTCTGGATAGCAAAGTCGTTCTCTGCTTTCACTCGCTGAAGTTCTAACTTCATCTGGGCAATTTCACCATCCATCTTTTGCTTCATCTCACCTAAAGCAGTCTGACGCTCTTGTACTTCTAGTTGTTTCTTCATCATTTCTAACTGAAGTTCTTGAGCAGGATCTGGTTGTTCCTCTGGTAACTGATCTGGTGAAGTGAGGTAGTCAGCCACGTTCTTAATACCTGTCATTTCCATAACTTGGGACATAAGTTGGTATTGGTTCTGTGGGGTGTACATCTTTTGTAGGCTTGGGTCAGATTGAAAAATCTGGTGCATACCCATGTACTTCTGGGCTTCGGCCTCTTGCTCACCGTATCCAAGGTGTAACTGGACAGTCACATCACGCTTATCAGCCCAATCACTTGGGTTAATGTCGATGAACTCACCGCCAATCTCGACTATTTTCTCTTGGTCTTCATTCTCAATTACTAGCTGATAGATCGCTTGGTAAAGAGGTTTCAGAAATTGGTTAGCAAAGTTACGCGCTATAATCTTTTGACGCTGCTGTGACATAGTGGCTAACTGCTCAACCATCGCTGCTGAGTTCTGCTTACTCACTGCATCTTTATTCAAACCCTGCGACAAACTGGAGATACCAGTAGTCTCTTCTGCATTGTCAGAAAGCATATTGATCGTCTGGAAGATAAACGGATTCAAGGGCGCTTGCATCATTGGAGATACAGAGTCAGGACGAGTGACATTTACAATACCGCCCACCCTATTGTCGATAAGCTCTTTGGGATTAGTCAGACCACCTTTCAGCACCATGTAGCGCGGATTAGTGGTAATGACAGCATGGTCTAGGATTGATCGCGTCAGAACAGTACGTGCATTCTGCGTAGCGATTAACTTATGTCCAAAGTTGTTACCATAAAAAGCGTGAGGAATCGGGAGAGGAACGAATGTAATAAATGGTTTTCTATTAACCTTCTCTTTATCGAGAAGCACATTACCGGCTTTTATTATCTTATATAGCTCTGCAACTCCCGACCCCTCAACATCTATCTCAATGTAGGCTTCATGTACCATCACTGAACGTATCTGATCTTGGTAACCTTGAGTGCCGCTTTTGAATCCACCCGAAGTACCATCATGTCTGGAAAGTAATTCTGGGTCAGTCTCAAGGTCTACATCACTGTGTTCGCCAATCTTTTTTAGCATCTTCTCTGAGTAACCATCTTGGCGTAGGTCAGAGATTGTCTTTTTAGTTCGGTGGGCGCAGAAAAGAACGGTATCTAGCGACTTCGCCTGTGGCTCAATCAAGAACTCTTCTGGTGCAATGTTTTCAATAATGACTTGGCTTGTGTCTCTGGTAACTAGTATCTCACCAGAGGTCAATCCTAGTTCATCCTCTTCATGCTCACCTAGTTCAACATTGTCTTGCGCCAAAAGGGTATCAAGCTCGTCTGTAGTTAGGTTTTCGAAGTATTCTGAAGTAGTCTCAGACTGATTTTGCCAAAACACCTTTGCTATGCCTGCGCGTGAGGTCAGACCATCGTGGATAACCGCAGAATTTACTGCATAAAGATCATTCTGTCGAAAAGCCACATAGTCAGCATAAGCAGTACACACAGCCGCCATCTTTGTATCTTCAGCGCCTTGCGGTGCAAACTGTACGGTCTTGTTTCCTGCGCTGAAAGTTTCAAGCAAAGCAGCAGACATTGACTGAACGGCATCATAGACATCAAGCGAAACATACTTGGAGTTACCGTCATGTGTCGGCTTCGGGAGCGTACCAGTGTAGTAGTCCATTACAGTGGTTCTTTCTGTAGAAAGCTCACTGTCGTGGTAGCCCACTGACCGCCCAACATTGTCATCAACCAAGGTGACTATCTCTGCATCAGATAATTTCTTGTAGTCTTTTTTCTTAGCCATAGTTAAACCATTTCAATATAGTATGAGTCAGTGGATTCGATAGGTAACCAAGCACCTTCGTGGACATGGTTAGCAAAGGCTAAGGCCATAACAGTATCGTCATAGCATCCTGCTTCTGCTTGCATTGCACCGCTTTCTGTCACTATGTAAGTGAGCATTTCGCGTAGAGTAATCTTGTCATTGACCTCTATCTCTCCCTCTCGCATGGAGGCTCTGAGTTGGTCAATAATTAAAGGTTTAGTCTTTGCAGTGGTTGTGAAACCTAGCTTTGTTGTCTCACGATCAGTGAGTTTGTCTATCTGGGTTTCCGTATAGAAATTGGGATACGCCATATCCTTACCTAGCCGTGTACAGGTAAGAATTCCGTGAGAGTTATTCTCGACACAGATAAAGGCATCGTTGTAATAAGTGCCAAGTTCAAATAGCACCTTTGCAAAGTAATCTGGATGAACATGGCCTCGCCAAGTAGCTACTTGACGTTTCTTAGAGTCCAACACTTGGGCTACTGAGTAGTCACCACCTCTAACGCCCATACTACAGTCAGCACCGATGATGTACTGCTCACCTTCTTGGTGTTTTCTGTAAGTACTGAGTTCGCCTCTCGCATTGTTAAGCCACTCGTCACCCTCTAGGGCTAGACGCTCTTTAAGGTCTTGAGTTTTATCTAGCAGCTTTACTATTTGATCGGGGTTAAACACAGGACGGCCAGTGGTCAAGAATGCCTCATCTGGTTCGCTTGGATACTCTTGACGGAATAAATCTAGTCCATTCTGTGCAATCTTTCGCCTTCTGAACATTAACTGTTCGTCATCTAAGGTATAGAGCTTTGCCAAATCTATTTCATCAGGCGTTCTTTCAAAGTTACTAGGTACGTCTTCACGATATGAAAGGTCAGTAAACCAAGGAATAAAGACAGGTACGTAACCATTTGTACCGTCCACAGCACCTCGCCACAAATCCGCAAAAACTCCGGTCGCGCCATTGGCAGTGGATTCGACAAAGATAGCCGTACCTTTAGTATTCGGCACTGCTTGGGTAAGTCCATTCCAGTTATCCAAAGCCGTACTCTTCTGCCAAAACGCAAGCTCGGAAGCATGAACGTGTGTGAGTGTCTCACCGCGACCAATAGACTCACCGCCTGCCGTTGAAACCACAAAACTAGAATCAAGAACATCAAAATTCATCTCCCTTCTTGAAGAATACTTTGTGTGTGGCTTTAAGATCGGAGGACAATGCTCATGGAATCTCTTGGTCATATCAAACAGAGCGCGTGTAGAGTCGGCATGGTGTGTAATTACCATAGCCTTACAAGCAACTTTCTGACTCACAGAGAAATACAGGTATCCACCAGTGTAGGTAGACAGACCTTGCTGTCTTGCCTTCAAGATAATTATTCTTACTTTACCTTCGGTGGCTAACTGATTTCTTACTGCGGTATCAAGGATGTGCTGCGCTGAATTTAACTTTAGAGGGGATATTTCGCCTGCTTTTGTCCGTATCTTTAATGCGGCATTGGAGTAATAGCTGAACTCAGTCAGCAGCCTCTTCCGTACCGTTATCAGTTTCTTGTGCATCGGGTTGCTCATCCTCTTGCAATAATGCCGCTAGGAAATCTTCTGCTTTTGAAATGGTTACATCAGATTTATTGGCAGGCTTTGACTTTGTGAAATCCAGAACTAAACGTGCAGCCGCTAGGCGCTCTCTGGTTTCACCTACAAGCCTCATCACCTCAACCGCTGTGGTGAGAGCTTCTTTTTGATACTCGTCTTCTATGTTGTGTTCTTTACTCATAATTCTGACTACCTTCTCTGCATCTAACTTAGCTTGTACTCTAAGTGGGGCAATGGTTTCCTTCGAATAACCATCAGGAACTCCTTTCGGCCTCCCTCCGTTTTTTCGGGGTCTTGTTGACCATTCTTTTCTCAGCGCCCTTCCCTCTGGAGTTGACATCAGGGTCGCAAAGTAAGTGTTTTTCTTCTTGGCTTCCGACATCTTCGGATACGCTTTTTTCTTTGGTGGGAGTTTTGCCCTTTGTTTTCGTTCTGCCATCCTGTGAGTCCTCAAGTAGACTTTTTACAATTTCACGCGACCCTTTAAAAGACGAACTAAACATTTCCAATGGTAGGTCATGCATCAAGTCACTGAGCATCACCTGTCTTTGGGCATCAGTCAGTAAAGGGCTTTGTTTTAACGTAGTAATGCGCTCTAGCATTACCACTAGGTCACTAGCTTTGGAATTCACATAACTCTCCTTATGTGGTTTAGACGTTTAAAACCCCAGACCCTTGATTCACAGGCTGATTAGCCTCTTCCTCTTCTCGTTCTCTAACTGCCACGCCTGCCATAACAATGGCAAGTATCACTGCTACAGGGTTTGCGTGGAAACTGACAGGGTAATCTTTTGGCATATCTTTGAAGAACTGCTGAATTAACTTAACTGTTTCAGGGGCAACTTCTTTCATCAGTTTAGGATTAGCCATGTAAACCCAGATTGGGTCTACAGCAAACTCGGCTGCATCCTTTACATAAGCAAAGTGAGCTTTACTTCTTGCAGGAAGAGTCTTTTTGTACTTTTCTAGCATCTCACTTTTCTTTGTGTCTGTAAGAACTATGTTGTCTCTTCGTAACATTTCATAAAAACTTCTTTCCCTAGACGCTCTGATATTTCTTGAGCCAAGCAGAGGGTTACTTTGGAAAAATACCTTTACAAAGTTCTGTAAGTTATCAATCTCGTCCCTGATTACTTTCCCATCATCACGTTTTATCTTATTGTTTAAAGTTTCTCTAAAAGTTCCTGTATGCGTTTGTTTTCTTACATTACTATCTGGGTGTGCCGAAACAAGGTTACGTATTAAAGGTTTAAGCTCTTTGGTCTGGGATTCAATACCGTGAGATATTTCATGTGCCAAAGTCATAAGAACTTCTAAAGGGGTTCTATAGCCTTTTTTTCCTTCTTTAGCGTTTTTTACGCCTATAACTGATTCACCCTTACCGCTCATATCCTTCATGTGGAAACCATTTAGGGTCTTACCGTCCACACCGTAGTAGCCTACTGATTTTCTAAAATTGTCAAAAGCAGTTTGGCTTTTAGACACTGTAATGGCTAAGTTAAGGGCTTCACCAATCTTTAGGAACTCTGTAACTGTTCCGACACCGTTCTCCCATATAGAACCTTTGTTACCAATATCAAACTGTTTAATCACTAGTTCTGCTTTTGGTAAATTCTCTTTAACTTCTGGGGGTGTTGGCATACCTATAGGTTCTGGTACTTCTGGCTTTGGCTCTGGTTGAACTACAGGCGGCTGTGGTGGAACTGGAGGCAGAGGTGAAACCGGAGGCTGCGGTGGAACTGGAGGCTGTGGTGGAACTGGAGGCTGTGGTGGAACTGGAGGCTGTGGTGGAACTGGAGCAGTCTCTGTAGGAGCTTCTGGTTTAGGCTTCTGCTGCTGCATTACCCTTTCTTTGTACGGTAAAATGTAAGTAGCAATAGCGACTAGAGGTACACCTTTCTGCTGTAGACCTTTCTCTAAGGCAGTAATTGTATCTACAGGGTTTTCGCCCAAGTTGTA